TCACGCCGGGGCCCGTCCAAAACCCTACTGTGTCCTGATCTGCGGCTGGCCTGCGTGGATCAGGAAGTGGATACCGTTTCATACAAAATGCGGCTGCTAGGAGGGTGGCCGCGGAGATCTCGATGAATGCCGTCGTGGTAATTTCCCAGGAAACCGAGAAGTCTGAGGTGCATCGCAGACTCTCGCCACGCCTATGGCGTGTCCATGCGCTCCTTCTGCAGTGGGGAGAATGGGAGCACCGGTTTCCCGGAGGATTCGCCTCGACGTGGGTCACCGGACGGCCGTCAAGCGATGGCCATCCTGGGAGCGCGGTACCGACCGGCGTGCTCGAGCCCGAAACGGTGAGCGCTGCCCGTCGTGCCGTGCACGCTCTGGAAACGCCAGAGCGCCGTGTCGTTGAGGCCGACTACTGCTACATCCATGAGCCACGCCGGATGCGCATCGTTCGGGCGGTTCAAGATCCCGGCATTACCGATGAGCGCGAGAAGGAACGTCTGTATCGTGAGTATCTGAATCGGGGGCGTTGGCAGGTGAAGATCCTGTTACGAGTTTAATGTGGCTTTAAATTTGCTATGCCACATCTAACTCATTACGCTGACCAAGCTGGTGTAATTGCCAACCAACATCGTTCCACGTGAAACCCTCATGAGCAAGTTGAACGCGAAGCGCCGCAACGCGTTGCCATCGAGTGAGTTTGCCGGGCCTGATCGCTCGTATCCCATTCCAGATCGAGCGCATGCGGCGAACGCTAAAGCGCGCGCCGTTCAGCAATACAACGCCGGTCACATCTCGAAATCGGTCGAAGAGCACATCATCGGAAAAGCCAACAGGAAACTCGGTCAATGAGCGATTTCGGCAGGGATCCTTTTGGCAGCTCGGTTGCAGAGGGGCACATCCTGCGCGACGAGCATCCTGGCCGAATGATGAACGCGCCCGCTGGCGGACTCTCGAACAACAAACCCGTGGATGCTGCTCCTGGCTCTGCAGGCGTCAACTACATTCCGGACAGTCAGGCCGGTCATACCGTCAAGTGAATGGCCGGCAGACCATCCGATTACTCGCTGGAACTCGTCAGTCAGATCTGTTCACGTCTGGCTGACGGAGAGTCGCTGAAGTCGATTTGTCAGCGTGAGGGTATGCCGGACAAATCGACGGTATATCTCTGGCTCGCCACGCATCCTGAATTCTCCAACATGTACGCGCGCGCAAAAGAAGACTGCGCGGATACATTAGCCGATGAAATCCTTGAGATTTCTGATGACGGCAGTAATGACTGGATGGAGCGCAATGATAAGGAAAATCCTGGCTGGGTGGCCAATGGCGAGCACATACAGCGCTCGCGGCTACGCGTCGATAGTCGCAAATGGATTGCCGCCAAGCTGAAACCGAAGAAGTACGGTGAGAAACTCGCGGTTGGTGGTGACGGCGACGCTCCCCCCATTCGCTACCAGAAAGTAGAGCGCGTGCTTGTCCGTCCGAACCCTCCAGATCGAGACGGCTGAGGTCTTCGAACCGCTACTTGCGCCGGCTCGCTACAAAGGGACATGGGGCGGTCGCGGCAGCGGCAAAAGTCATTTTTTCGGTGGGCTACTCATTGAGGACTGCCTGGCCGAGCCGGGTAACTCTGGTGAGGGCATGCGCGCGGTATGTATTCGCGAAATGCAAAAGGACCTGGCGCAATCCTCCAAGCTGCTGATCGAAACCAAGCTGAAGTCCTGCGGACTCGGCGAGCCGGACGGATTCAAGGTCTTCCGCGATGTGATCGCTACCCCTGGAGATGGAATCATCATCTTCAAAGGGATGAACGATTACACCGCTGACAGCATCAAGTCGCTCGAAGGATTCAAACGCGCTTGGTGGGAAGAGGCGCAGACCGCAACGCTTCACTCGCTGAACCTCTTACGTCCCACGATTAGAGCCGAGGGTGCCGAGCGGTGGTTTTCCTGGAACCCGCGTCGTAAGGTAGATCCAGTGGATGTGATGTTGCGTGGGACCGAGCGGCCGACCGGATCCACCGTGATTGCTGCCAACTGGCGCAACAATCCTTGGTTCACTGCTGATCTCGAACAGGAGCGTCGGGATTGTCTGCGGCAGCAGCCCGAACAGTATGAGCACATCTGGGAGGGTGGCTACGTCATCATCTTGGATGGCGCCTACTATGCGCGCTGCATCCACCAATCGCGGCAGGCTGGGCGCATAGGGCGCGTCTCGATCGATCCGTTGATGACAGTGCGCCTGTTCTTCGACATTGGCGGCACTGGAGCTCGAGCCGACGCAGTAGCGATCTGGGCTGCACAGTTCATTGGCAAGGAAATCCGCGTGGTTGACTATTACGAGGCAGTTGGTCAGCCACTCGCGACGCATCTGGAGTGGATGCGCGAACGCGGCTACAGCCCAAAGCGCGCGCAAGTATGGTTGCCGCATGACGGCGAGGCCAATGACAAGGTCTTCGATGTATCGTATGAATCCGCGCTTCAGGCCGCGGGCTATCACGTGACGGTTGTACCGAACCAGGGAAAGGGCGCTGCCAAGAAACGCATCGAGGCTGCACGCCGACATTTCCCATCTGTATGGTTCAGCGAAGAGCATACGCAGGGCGGTCTGGAAGCACTGGGTTGGTACCACGAAAAGAAAGACGAAGAGCGTGGCATTGGATTGGGGCCGGACCACGACTGGTCGAGTCACGCCGCGGATGCCTTCGGACTGATGTGCGTGTCGGTTGAACAAATCCTGGCCGAATCCAACAGTAACTGGAAGAAACCGGTCTCGTATCCCAAGAGGTCCTACGCATGAGTGAAGCTGTCCGTACAGGACCCAACGTCCAAAACATCGGCAATTACGACACCCTGGCCAATTTGAACACGTTGCGCTCGGCGGCGAACTATTCGCCGGGCACCATGGCATACACCGCGGACAACGGTTGGGTTTTTAGCGATGGTGTCGCATGGCGCACGATCTTCGGCGAACAGTTCGCAGCGCTGACCGCGACCTACACGCTGACGAGTACAACCAACTCCCAGGCACTTTTCAACGTGCCGGCCAATGGCGCTCTCGCGCTTCCTGCACTGACCTCCTATTTCTTTGAGTGTTTCTTTTCGCTTTCCTCGATGTCAGCCACTTCGGGCAACATGGGATTTGACATTCTGGGAGCAGGAACCGCGACGCTGACATCAGCCGCCTGGTTCTCGAGTGGATTTGATGGCACCACACAGACCACGCCTTCGGCCAACAGTGGCATTTTCAGTGCCACGAATGCTAATGCGGGCGACATCGTGGTCGCTGGTACAGGAACGGCGGTGTCAGCCTACATCGAAGGCATATTCCGCGTGAATGCTGCAGGGACGATCATCCCTTCGGTAAAGCTCACAACGGCTGCCACCGCAGTGGTTGGGGTGAATTCGTTCTTTCGTTGCCGCCCGATTGGTAGCAACACGGTCACTACTGTCGGCAACTGGTCCTAGGAGTAGGTCATGAGCGCTGCAATGTTCGCCAAGATGAAAGAGCTGGAGGCGCGAATCAGGGCGCTTGAGACGGAGCTCGCAGAACTCAAAAGCCAGCGTCCCGTATTGAAGCTACCCGAGAAGGGCAAGGCCGCCTGATGGCGCAAGCCTCGCCAGCCGCACCCGGCTATGACAATGCCGGTACGCCCATGGCTGGTGCCAAACCCATGGACGAAACCGCACTCATCGCCGCGATCGATGATGCGGACAATCGGGCCTACGGATCGAATCTCTCGAATCTGACCGCGGCGCTTTCGGCCGAACGTGCGCTTAACATCGATCTGTATCTCGGGAAGAACGTCGATCCGGCGCCCGAGGGTCAGTCGAATGTCATCGACCGTTCTGTCTTCGAGACGGTCCAATGGATTCTGCCAAGCCTCTGTCGGATCTTCGCCAACGGCGACGATGTAGTTGCTCTCACGCCGATGAACGAATCGGATGTCGAGCCAGCCAAACAGGAATCGGCCTATCTCAACTGGCTGGTGACGACCAAACATCCCTGGTTCGACCTGTTCCTGGAGT